GCAGTCTTCGACAAGAGGAAAATCTCTCCTGCCGCGTAGTCGTTTGGGTTGTCGGTCATACCATAGTCCGTCGACTTCCAGTCCGGCTGAATCTCCAGCTGCGCCGCGTGGTTGGTCCACTGAGGACCAATGACCGTGTTAGGGTCTGAAATCACGAAGGGCAGCAGGAAGCTGGACGTTTGGTTGAGGAACACACTGTCCCGGTTTTTGCCGTAGTAGAACATGACGTCGCCAGTTGAACTCGTGGGCGAAGAGGTGATATAGTAAACTACACACTTACGCCAGCGAAACTTCTGGTACATCTGCATGTACTCGCGGACTACCGAGTCACCGAAAGCCACCGGGCTCAAGGGGGTGCCTCCGGCCATGGTCCACGTTGTAATCGAGGCTGTGCCGATGGGGGTGAACATGAAGTCCCGCCCCCGGACGACACATCCATTCGACGTATTCCGTGACACGGCCCGGGCCCCTTTTATCGAGTTACCGATGGCTACGGGAGCAGTGCTGATAGCGGCTACTGGCCCCATTCCAGATGAGTTAGCGCGTTTAGCGTTCTTCCTCTTCCGTTGGGGCTTGTTGTTTTTGTTACTGGCACTCATGCGCGACATCGCGGCTGCCAGAGCCGCGAGCTTTGCGTTCTTCGTGCTAGTTCTTTTCTTGGTCATCTTTGCTCCTCCTCCTACCTACTTACGCAGGCGGCGGCGGCGCTGACCTCGACGCAGTGCTGTTAACACCGTCCGGCCCCCCCCTAGAGAGGGGCCTGTGTACTCATCGGAAACGCCAGAGGCGTGTAAGTCCGGAATGTACTGTCGTGGTTGTTGGAGCGGCTGGGATCCTACCGCCGGTTCTCCCTTGAGAGTTCCGTCGGGCATGTAGCACACCACAGCCTGAGGGGGGACTACAGCTGAGTCAACTGCCCATATGGGCAGCTTTTCGTCCTGTCTAGTCTCCTCCCTCAGACGCGTTGCGCGTTCACGTCCGTTTTCGTTTCCCATGTTTGCTCCTCCTCCATCCACGCCAGAACTACCCGAGTCAAAATAGCCAAGGCCAAAAAGACGTGCGGGGTCGTTACCGTACAAGACAATGTCACCAGCGAGGCGAGGAAACCAACCCATCGTGCGCGTCGCGCGAAAATAAGCGAGGTCAGCCTTACGGCGATCTCGCGAAATCTTCGAACGAGCGTACGCTGAATCGTGTTCTCGCGAAAGTGCGTCCAGTCTGCTGCGAGGCGGTGCTTTGCCGTCCTCCACCGAACTCTGAAACCGACCATCCGAAAGGTAGGGTCCCGTGTAGTTCTCTGTGAAGTACGGTAGTGTCCACTCTGGCAACATTTGCGCCTCCACCGACCTATACAAAATAAAAGCATACAAAATACAAAATGCATATGCAAGACGGCCCATTTACGGTCTGGGCCAGACCTTTAGCCAACCTACGCTGACTCGAGCCCCAGCACCTTGTACTGGAGCCGCTGGCGTGATTTGAGGAACACCAGCGGGAAGTCCTCCGGGTGCTCCTTGCGGAACTCCCGGAACATCTCCTCGAAGAAAGCGAACTTCTTCTTGTTCCACACGTGGTTGAGCATGTGAGAGCTCAGCGCCGAGGCAAGGTCTGC